GCCTTTCAGTCTTCGACCTGTTTCCCTTATATTCTGGGTACACGATGTGACGAAAGTATCGATGGTCGTCGGACGATAGACACACGATGATGCTACCAGCTTTTGCAAGTTGTGCCCATTCGTTGACCATGATCTCGACGTTTCTCTTTACGCTGACAGGATCAAAAAGTGATGTGTCTTTGTAGGTGTCGGTCGAGATAATTGCTTGTCGATACGCAATGATGTCGCCATCTAATAGTGCCACTGTCATCAGTGTGTTTCCTTCCAGTTGTTTCCTATTGAATACGTGCCGCTCAATGGGCACCGAAGATCGAGGCGAATAGCTGCCTGTGAGATCGCTTCGCAGAACAACTCGCCGATCCGTTCAGCATTTTCGGGAGCTGTTGTGAATTGCTGTTCGTCATGCACATTGGCACAGTATGCAAACGTGCGGGGGATGTTGTTCTCAACGTGTCTATCTGTAACTGCGAGGTCGTAATGAAATACCTCGACAGCTTTCTTCATTAAGATAGCTCCGGTGGATTGGAGAAGAAAATTCAAAGCGCTGTGTGGAGACTTGATCTTAATGTGCCTACCGTCGATTGCTTTAAACCAACCTTTGTCCGCTCGCTTTTGAATTGCAGCTGATAACTTTCCGAGACCGGTGATGCCCTCATTCATGCGGCGACGTATCTCTTTACCGTCCTTGATGGGACCACCAGCTTCTCTTGAAATTTGTGCAAGCTTTCGATCACTCGCGCCGTACAGGTAACCGTACTGAGCAGTCTTTGCGTCATCGCGAGTTGGCAGTTCAAGCAGCTTTTGAGTTCGCGAGTGGACATCCGTGCCGTGTTCTTTAGAGCCCTCGAGTAAGGCCTTGCGATACTCACCGTCATCCCACTTTCCAAGGTAGTGAGCGAGACACACCAGTTCCAAAGCGTCTGCATCACAGCCGACAAGAACTTCTTCGGGATCAGGTAGCCAGACCTCACGCATCCGTGGGTCACGCTTATCAACCTGTGCCATATTTGGCGCGAAGTGAGCGCATCGATGTGTCGCAGCCCCAATGGTTCTCATCGATCCATGAACGTAGCCATTGCGTTCTAATCGCAACCAAGCGCTATCACCCTCGGCAACTTGGCTGAGCATCTTCTGTGCTCTGAAGTATCGAGTGAGTTGTTGAGCTTCGGGATACTTCAGAGACTTTAAGATGTTCTCATCGATCTTTGGAACGCCGGTCGGTGTGTAAACTTTGGGCTTCCACTCATAGTTTGCGATGAGACGCTGAGCGATTTGCTGACGACTGCCCGGATTGAAAACCTCGATGTTGTCTTTCAGCCTCTTGCCGGTCTTCTCGCTCCAACGCTCAGTAACAATTGGTTCCCAATGATCTTGAAGCTCGACCTCAATGTCTCCAAGTTCCTGTCGCAATTCTCCTTCGAGTGCCGAAGCAGCTGCCACGTCGAGACGGAATCCATGTTGTTGTTGTAAGCTCATTGCCCACTGAAAGCGGTGTTCCAATTGTAAGGCATCAAGGAACTCACAGTCTTTAAGTTTATTGTAGACTGCCTCAGTCACCTCAAGGTCTTGAAGACAGTACTCAGCCATCTCATCAGAGAACTTTGTGAAATCAGAGAAGTCACCTTTCGGATGACCAAGTTCTTCACCCCACGCAGCCAGAGAATGCTTTTGACGCGCAACATCAACCAGTCGGCTTGTAACGAGAGTATCAAACACTTTAGTCTCATCGATGGCGTCACGGCCATGAAGTCGAAGGATAGCTGGCACGTCGTAGCCCAGCCCGTTGTGCATAACGATACGATCCGCTTTACGAAACTGATCAAACGCTTGGTCAAGCGACGGGTAGTCAGGATGATTTGCGTACATAACACCATCGTGTCCGAGTTCCTTTATTCCAATGCAAAAGATTTCAGTGGGGGTGAAGCCGTCTGCTTCGATGTCAGCTATCAGTGTTTTCATTTAGTTTATTCCTTTGGTGTAGTAGTCGGTGGCAGTTGGAGCAGATCATGATGCACTTGTTGCTTTCTTGAAGTATTCGCTGCCACGATTTGCTGCTTATCGTACGTGTGTTGACGTCAAATTCTTTTGTCTCTGGGAGGACGTGGTGAAAATCAAATTGGGACTGGTGATACTTCTGGTTACAGATCGCACAATGCTCGCCCCGCTGTTCGACCAGCTTTTGTTTTGCTTCCCTTCGCTTCTCAGTCAAAGTCTTCATTGGTCTCCATCAGTCGCCCAGTTTTCTGATCGAATTCAAGACAGCCCATTGGGCCGGTGATCCCGGCGTAACGGTTCTTGAGACAAGTCACTTCAAGTGTATTGTCACCGTCCGTCATGTTCCTTGAGATCGAAACGACACCGTCTGAAAGCTGAGCGATAGCTTGGCTTCCACGGAGGTGAGACAGGTAGACCTTCTCGCCACCCTCGTGACCTTTGTCACCACCCGCTCTACGAAGATGCGATACGAGTATCAGCGACACTCCAGTGCGTTCAGTAAAAGACCGGAGTTGTGTCATTGTGTAGTCAATCGCAACGCGCTCGCTGTCGTGACCCCCACTATCAGCGCCAAGTCCTGAGACAAGGATCGAGAGGTGATCGAGGATGAGAAACTCAACGCCACATCCGACCACCATGTACTCAAACTTCCTGATCAAGTTATCACTATCGAGTGATCCGAAGTGGTCATAGAGAAAAAAGTTTTCGGTGCCGAGTGTCAGATCGAATGCTGTCCGTCGTTCTTCTGGCGTGATGTCATTAGGTAAATGAATGGGCTTATCGAGTGCCATTCCCATAAGTCTCAGGCCTGTACGACCAAGCCCTTCTTCGAGTGCAACGTAGCCGACCTTGCGGCCATCCTCGATGCCGAGCTTGAAAGCAACTTCAGATACAACGGTGCTTTTACCGGTGCCGCTGCCAGCTGTGATTGTCAGTATCTCGCGGGGCCTAATGCCAAACAGAACGTCGTTCCAAGATTTCCAAGGATACGTCGTGCCCACCTCGATGGGCTTGGAGACTTCACTCCAAATGTCCTTGCCGTTGATAATCCCATCTGGTCGAAAAGGTGACGCTTCGAACACACAACTGGTAACTTCTTTTAGACGATTAGCGATAAGCATTTCGTTGCAGTCTTTGAGCGGCAACGAAGCGATAGCCGCACGTCCCGGCGTTAGAAGCTCAGCGCATTCCTTCGCAGCATCTTGTCCTTGTTTGTCGTTGTCGAACAGGAAGACAACTTCTTGGAACGAGTTGACAAAGTCGTAGTTTCTTTTGAGCGCAGTTGAAGCTGACGCTGCTCCGTTTGGTACAGAACAGACAGGCCATTTAGTTATCATCGCGTAGGAAAGACAATCGATCTCACCCTCAACAAGAACCAATCGTTTACCACCCGGCTTCCAAAGATGCTGACCGAAGAGCTGCACGTCACGAAAGTTGCCGGTCGTATAGAACTGCTTGTCAGCGGTGCGAACTTTCTGAGCACATAAGTTGCCGTGCTGGTCACGGTACGATGCGATCTGCACCTTCTTACCTTTGTCGCGGCCAGTCATGTAGCCGAACTTTTTGCAAACGAGTTGACTTATGCGACGCTTACCGAGCTCTTCGAAGTCACCGTCGAGTAGCCCTTCGACAACAACAAGCTCTGGCTTTTCGTCACCGGTTTGGACACTCGTTTTGCAGCTGAAGCAATACGTGTGGTCCTCGTAGATTGTGAGTGCATCACTGCTTCCACAGGTGTCACACGGCTGGTGTGTCTGTGCTTCCGTATCGAATTCTGATGCCATACTTTTCGTTTCCTTTTTGATATCTTTTTGTTGCTTCGATATGCACGATCTGGTCGTCGTCATTCCAAAAACCACCGTGCTTTGTCATGCTGTCGAGCGGTCCTTTAACGTAGTTGTCGATGTCCCCGCGAGGACTTGTTCGTGTGATCTTCTTTGGTGGGGGACAAATGAATTCAGCTTCAAGCCACAAGTCACCAGAAATTGGAGCTGACTTGTTGAACTGCAAAGCTTGAACCATCGCGACACGAAAGCGCTCGTATCGCTTTCCGTAGTAGGTGCCCCAGCGCGTCACCCGTGGGCGACTTGCTGGGACTGGTTCGACCTCGAAGAAGAAACTTCGTTCAGAAGTCTTCGTCATCGTCTTCTACAACAGGCTTTGATGACGACGTGTAGCCACCACTGACTGCTCCAAACTCATCAGATTCCTGCCCTAGATTATTACGTTCTACGAGCTGAACATTTCTGAGCTGTGCAGATACACCAAAGTTAGATTTGCCCATCGCGTAGGGCTGGATTGCTATTGACGCTCTGATCAGATCGCCACTTCTAGGCTCGTCACCTTCGGGTAAGGACTGAACAGGGTCTGAGCAATCGACCATACCGGGGCGAAACTTGGTCTTACATGTCAGCGTAAAGAAGCCATGAAAATCTTCTTTCGTGCTGTCGTCGCCGTCACGATAAGCTGGTTTCATTTCGGAAAGGTCTTTCGATTTCCAAGTCTTGTCGTTCTGTTGGAGCTCCTCGATCATCTCCTTAGTATTTGCATCGAGCTCCTTGATGAAACCTTTGTGCTCTTTGTTATTTTTGTCGAGCTTGAGGGTAACCTTGTACTTACCATCAGAGTACTCTTGGCCTTCGTCTGGCTTAGAGAGCCATGCGTAGGCAGCGCTTGATGGTGGGGAGATCATCTTGATTACATTTTGCTTAGCCATTAGTTTTCCTTGTGCTTCTAGTTGACTGTAAAAATTTCGAGTAGTTCGAATTCGGCCATGACGTTCCATGCGATATCGAAAAACTCATCGATGCTGACGCCGTTTTCTTTGAGGCGCTCTGCGTAGGTAACCGGGAGTTGCTGTTCGCAAGCGATGAAGACATCAATAGCAATGCTGATGAGATCATTGGTCTGCTTGTCGTCGAGCGCGTATCCCGGCATAAGTAAGAGTGAAATGCAGGAGCTTTGAGTTAACATATTACTGTACCCTTCACGCAAAAAAGTAGGGTGCAGAGAGGACTTCACTGACGTCAAAACTACCTTGCTTCGGCGGCTCTGGCAGATCGATACCAGCGTGTCTGCTCACGTATCGATGGAACTCATCTTTCAACCAGTCACCTTTAAACATCTGGTAAGCTTGCTGTCTGATCACGTCACGCAGCTCATCAGTGTGACGATAGTGGACGCTGAAGCTGTCGTGAATTGTAGAGAAAGAGTAGACCTTTCTTGAGACTAGCTCGTTCACAACTTTGTGCAGGAGAGCAGCGTCCAGCGAGTGGATGACATTAGGTGCTGAACCGAGGGCTTGTTTGCGGACGTTCAGGCCACCCTCCGGGTCTTGGTCCCACATCAAGAAGCTTCCCATCACAGTCTTCACGTCTGACTTTTGAATGTTCCAGTAGGACTGTTGGATTGTGCTGCCCGTTGGTACACGCCAACGAAGCGGTCGGTTAGCCTCTGCGAGAGCAGTCGCAACTTCCTGAAAGTAGACCATGATTGGTCTCGAAGCTACGATGGTCTCTTCGAGAGCTTCGATGAGATAGTTTCTTAAGTACGAAGCGTTTTTGATTGGCGATCCTTCGAGGTCTTCGACGTGACCATCTGCGATCAACTGGTCAGCGATGCCACGAGGCGTAACTCCGTATGGTGTCGTCATACAAGCTCGTTTTGTAACAGCCCTATCGATCTTACCGGTCCACTTCATGGCCATCTCGTCGCCTTCAATAGCTTGCTTTGAGATAGACATTTTAAGTATCTCAGCTGTCTCTTCGTAGAGATCGTACCGCTCAAGACTGCTAGAACAGTTGGTCAACTTCGCGCCAATCGGATCGCGACCGAGTAAGCTTAAGAGTTGCAGACCGTTGTTCGATCCGTCCATCGAAGACAGTTGGTGACTTATGTAGTTCTCCTCGTTGTCCATTCGTGTAGCTTCAGCGTATTCACGAGCGACACCGATGAATTCAAGTTGCTTATCTGCTTGTCGCCAGAACCTGAAGCCATCGATAGGATCGTCACCGCTGTCTACGATGAGATCGTGGTGTTCGTCACACCAAGCTTGCATGTCTTCGAATGGCACCTTGTCGTAGCCAAAGGTATTGCAGAGCTTCACTCTCATCCAGAAGAGACCTCGTGGTCCAAG